ATTCTATTCTCGCCTTACGTCAGTTAACACTGATGTTTGGCAAGATGCAGTTACCGTGCTCTCCAGCGCGGAATGCTGCAGCGATACAAAAGTTCCTCGAGTGTGAGTTGGATGTCCGACGTTCAGACGCGGAACTCTCCGATAGTGATATCGAAGAATTCCGTGTTATGTCTGAATTGCTTTTTGGCCAGCTCTTTAACCGGATGAATGGAGACATTTATCACGGTAGGCTGGTTCCAAAGCATGGCCCAGGATCTACCGCTGATGGACTTAAGGGAAACCAAAAGTTCAATCAGCGGACCTGGACTAGTCGACTCGAGTCAGTTTTTCCGGCTCGTAGTTACATCATCCCAAATTGGCGTTTTACGCACGTTTTGGATGATGTGGACATCCGCGAACCTGGTAGAGAACAACCTGTGAAGGTTGTTCTCGTTCCTAAGACGCTCAAGACACCCCGTGTTATTGCCATGGAACCGACCTGTATGCAGTACATGCAACAGGCCGTCTATGACAATTTCAAGGTTAACTTCAAGAGGGATAGACTCCTCAAGAAGTTGATTGGTTTTGATGACCAAACGCTTAATCAGCGTATGGCTCACCAAGGTTCGATTGATAACCGAACCGCTACGCTCGACCTGAGCGAAGCTTCCGATCGTGTCTCGAATGAGCTCGTTAGGACCATGGTGGCTCGGTGGCCGTTCTTAGATGCGGCCATCGATGCAACCAGGTCCCGCCGGGCTCTCGTAGGAGGCAAAGCCGTTCGGCTTGCCAAATACGCGTCTATGGGTTCAGCGCTCTGTTTCCCTATGGAGGCGATGGTCTTCACGACCCTCATCTTCGTCGGGCTGCAGAGATCGCTCAACAGGCCCCTATCCCGGAAAGACCTTCATCGGTTTTCCGGGTCGGTACGTGTCTACGGGGATGATTTAATTGTCCCCGCGGACCATGTGCTTACCGTTGTACAGACGCTTGAGGCTTTCGGCTCTCGAGTTGGTCTGGGCAAGTCTTTCTGGACTGGAAAGTTCAGGGAGTCTTGCGGTAAGGAGTATTATGACGGGCACGACGTTAGTATTGTTCGTGTTCGCCATCCACTCCCTACACAACGGCAGGATGCTACAGGGGTACAGTCGATAGTAAGCTTCCGGAATCAACTCTTTATGAGTGGTTACTGGAAGAGCTGTCAACAGCTAGATGAATATATCGAAGGGTTGATTAAATTCTTCCCGACGGTACTTCCTAGCTCCCCTGTGCTTGGCAGGATTAGTTCGCTTGGCTATGTCAGCCAGCGTTCTGATCCATACCGTCATAGTCCTTTAGTCAAGGGCTATGTAGTGACGGCCAAACCTCCTCGTGATGTTCTAGAGGAGGATGGTGCCATGCTCAAGTGTTTGCTCAAGCTAGGCAATCCTTATGCATCGGAGAGGTGGAAACACGCTCCCCTGCATTTGGAACCTGGTGTCTCCGTTGGAGGTCCTTTTGGTCCTTCTAAGGATTCCTCTTTGTGGAGTAGCCCTCCGCAGAGTGATGATAAACACCTGGAACGTTCTGGACGTCCTCAGTCCGTCTACATCAAGCTGAGGTGGAGCTCACCTGTTTAAGGGTGGGACCAGGCCTTTTGGCCGGTGGGAGAAACTAAG